CAGGAGTATTATTACTTTCATCCATTACTACTTTAAATGTATATAAACCTTGTCTTTGTTGAATTGATTCCATATATGGATTTACAATGTTTAAAAACTTAGCTCTCAATTCAGCAGTGTTTTGTTCGAACACCAAGAATCTAGCTGAAGATGCAACAAACTTTTTCAAGTTGATTAACAATCTTCTTACATTAATTCTATCTAATGCTGATGGTAATTGTTGTAATGTTTTTTTTGTCCGAATACTACAATACCTTGTCCTGGGAATTGAGCGATTGGGTTTACATTTGATTCATATAATGTATCTCTTTCTGCGTGTGTTAATCTATTAACTACACCAACTGCTCCTACCAATCCACCTCTATTTAAACCTGCTGGTGCAAACCATTCAGCTTTAGCGTTATCGTTTGCTGCGTAAACAGCTGGAATCAATACTGATGGTGGGATAGTTATTAATTTGTTAGTATTACTATCAATTGTTTTAACCCAAGGATAATAAGTACCTGCGTAGTTTGAATCTACTGCCTCTGCTTGCTCTACTACACTTAAAATATCACCACTATGGTCAACTGCATCGAATACATAGAATGCATCTTCTCTAGCTTCAATCATATCTAATGCTGCTGTTACTACTGATGGGTGTAAACTTCTCACAATACCAGGAGTTACTAATAGATTAATATCATATTCATCTTTATTAGATAATGCGTTAAAACATAAAGAATGTGGTATTGAACCACTTTGTGTAGATGCTGCACATAACATACCACCTACATTACCGGTTAACCATGCACTATTATCGTTATCATCTGATTTTGCTTTAGATAATCTAACATCAAAACCATCAAATCCACCTTGGAATGCAATAGTAAAACTTCTATATGAAATTTGAGTTGGATTATCATTTGCTACTGATAGCTCCAATCCAACATTTGTATCTAATCCAAATACTTCATTTGCACCAATACCCGCATTTGCTGGTATAGCTCTTAAATAAATCTTATTATCTGTGTTTCCTTCTAAATCAATACCACTAGTATATACAGAAGAACTCAATGATGCTGTTGAATAAGTTACTTTTGGTATGATATTACCTATTGCTGCACTTACTGATACAGGTAATGTATATGCTCCATGTCCAAATGGAACTGCTGCTGCAGGATATAAACTACCATCTTTAACTTCTACTCTAATGTATTTAGATTTGTTTTTCCAAACACCATTTTCAGATACTTTACCACTAATACCTTCGGTATCAATTGTATTGTAAATATCACCAATTACTCTTGCGATATAATTTGGAGAATCTGGGTCTAATGTTAATCCGTTGTATTGCTCTAATATAAATCTTTTCTTATCTGTATCGTTGAATTTTCTAACTTGCAATGAGAAAGAACCATAATCAGAACCTACGATTGAACCTGCTCTCTTAATTTGAGAAATAGTTACTTTAAATCTTGTATTCTCAACATCACCATCTGATAATGTATGTATTCTAAATAAATCAAATCTTTCACCACCAATTTCTTGTGATTTAACCCAAGGTGTTGATGCGTAAGTTGCATCGAATGCAAAATTTTGAGATGCACTAACTGCTGTTAATGTAGTTGTACCATCTATTGTTAATCCGTGATTTTCAAATAATCCAATTGTATATGCACCTTTTTCACCTAACGGAGATGTACCAAAAACATCATCAATTGATGCTGTACTTGCTGCTACAACTGAAGATGATATTCCATTTATTGTGAAATTACCATTTCCAAATGAAGTAAATGCTGAGCCAGTGATACCATCAATTGTATTGAATAAGATACCTACTGATGCAGATTCTCCGGCTGTTGTTGCTTTTAAAATTACTGCTCCAGGATCGGTATAACCACCTAAACCTGCTACTCTACAAATTGTTACACTACCGGCTTCTCTCAAATAATTTTGAGCTGCTAACGGGGTATAATAAGTGCCATCTGCAACACCAAAAATATCTGCTAATTCAGATTGTGATGTTACGATGGTTGGTTTGAATGCAGGTCCTTGTTTGAAAGGCCCTACGATTGCCGCTCCGATGTTTGATACTCCTTGTGCTAAAAACGAAAGGTCATTTTCTCTCGTAAATACGCCTGGTGATACTATTTTTTCTGCCATTGTTTTCTCCTTAAATGTTTTATATAGA